GTCAGCAGAAAGTGCAGATTAAGCAGGCCGAGGTGGCTTTTGATATTGAGCGTATGCAGATGGAAGCCCAGCTTAAAAACCAGTTGATGCAGCAGGAGTTTAATTACAATATGCAGCTCAAGGGTGTTACTGAGGAACTTATTGCTGGGCGAGAGGATATGCGTGAAGACGCTAAGGCAAAGCGTATCAGTCAGCAAAATACAGAGCAGTCGAAACTAATCAATCAGCGTAAGAATAACTTACCGCCTATCAATTTTGAATCAAATGAGGATAGCCTTGATGGCTTTGACCTTGCTGAATTTGAGCCACGATGAGGTCGGTAAAAAATAATTATCTTCGCACAAATTAAATACAATGGAAATTAAAGTACGAGACCTAGGCGCGGTAGAAGAGAAGTCTGTTGCAGAAGTGGAGCAGGAGCTTCTTGAAAAGCACGAAGCCGAAGTAAGTGGTGAAACACCTGACGAGCCAGTAGCTGAAACTGTGTCGGAACCGACACAAGAAGAGCCCGCTGGTTTAGATGAGGAACAAGTTCTTTCATTTCTAAAGGACCGATACGGAAAAGAGATTAACACCGTAGGGGAGCTATTCGAAGAGCGCGAGTCCGCGCCCGAACTACCTGAAGATGTAGACGCTTATTTCCGTTTCAAAAAAGAGACGGGTCGTGGGCTCAAAGACTTTGTTGAACTCAACAAGGACTATGACGAAATGAATCCTGATGCACTCTTAGCGGACTACTATCTCGCTACGGAAGACGGCTTAGATGCCGACGATGTAAAGAGTATGGTAGATGATTTCAGTTACGATGCAGACCTCGATGAGGAGTCTGTCATCCGTAAGCGAAAGGTCGCTAAGAAGAAAGAGGTTAATAAGGCTAAGAAATATTTCTCAGACCTTCAAGAGCAATATAAGGTACCGCTTGAGTCAAGCGGGAATCCTTTGTCTGGCGAAGAGAAAGAAAATTTTGAAGCCTATCAACAATACGTGAAGGAGTCTAGTAGTGTCCAACAAGAAAACGCTCGTCGTAACGAGTGGTTTCGGGATAAGACTGACGAAGTTTTTTCTGATGGATTCAAAGGTTTTGAATTTAAAGTCGGAGATAAGGACGTCACTTTTAACCCAGGGAACGCTAGCGAGCTGAAGAAAAACCAGACTGACATTATGAACTTTATAAATAAGTTTATGGGTGACGACGGTTTGATTCAGGACGCAGCAGGATACCATAAGGCTTTGAGCGTTGCAATGAATCCTTCTAAGTTCGCCCAGTTCTTTTATGAGCAGGGCAAAGCTGACGGAGTCGAAAACATCAGTCGTAAATCCAAAAATATAAATATGGATTCGCGAAAGGTGCCTGAGACATCGAGGAAGGACGGAATGCAAATTCGGAATGTAAATTCTGATTCGGGACGCGGACTAAAAATTAGGAGCGCCCGTAGAGTATAATTTTTAAAAACAGAAAAAATGGCTGTATTGACAAACCCTGGGTTTGATTTAACCCCAGCACCAGAGCAAAAAGCTTTGGCGTCAAATTATATCACTGACTTTAATTTCTTGAACCAGTATCTTCCTGATACGTACGAGAAAGAATTCGAGCGCTATGGAAACCGTACTATCGCTGGTTTCTTGCGTATGGTAGGAGCGGAGATGCCTTCTAACTCTGACCTCATCAAGTGGGCTGAGCAAGGACGTTTGCATATTAAGTATGACGCTTGTGTTACAGCAACTGCTGACGGAGCGGATGTTGCAACGTGGACTATCACTCTTCCTGCTAACACTGCTAATAGCGCTTTGCGTGTAGGTCAAACTATTATGATTTCTTCTGCGGCAGGAGCTGCTACGCTTAATAACAAAGCTGTTATTACTCAGGTAGACGCCGTTGCTGGTGGAGCTTTTAATATTAACGTAGCTTACTATGAGGCTGGCGGTCAGGCTGCTGGTATGCAAGCGTCAACTGCTTGTAGCATCTTCGTTTATGGTTCTGAGTTTGCCAAAGGCACAACTGGTATGGTTGGTTCTTTGGAAGCTGAGGACAACTTCTTTGAGAATAAGCCAATTATCTTGAAGGATAAGTACGCTGTCAACGGTTCTGATATGGCTCAAATCGGTTGGGTTGAAGTAACTTCTGAAAACGGAGCTACTGGATACCTATGGTATTTGAAGTCTGAGCACGAGACACGTCTTCGTTTCGATGATTACTTGGAGACTGCTATGATTGAAGCCGTCCCTGCGGAAGTAGGCTCGGGTGCTTTGGCAGCTTTGAGTTCTCAAGCAACAGCGGGACTTGCTGGTAACACCGCCGCAGGTTCTGAAGGTGTCTTCTATGTAGTTAACAGCCGAGGAAACGTATTCCAAGGTATCCCAACTACGTTGTCTGAGTTTGACACTATCATCCAGCGATTGGATAAGCAGGGTTCTATCGAAGAGAATGTAATCTTCGTTAACCGTGACTTCTCATTCGCTATCGACGATATGTTGGCTGCTCAGAACTCTTATGGAACTGGTGGTACTTCGTACGGCCTCTTCGACAATGACGAAGAAATGGCGTTGAACCTCGGTTTCCGTGGCTTCCGTCGTGGTTATGACTTCTATAAGTCTGACTGGAAGTACTTGAACGACCCAACTATGCGCGGTGGTTTGAATGGCGGTAAGGTAGACGGATTGTTGGTGCCAGCTGGCTCAACAACTGTATACGACCAGATTATGGGTAAGAACGCTAAGCGACCTTTCCTCCACGTTCGGTACCGAGCTTCAGAAACTGAAGACCGTCGTTACAAGACTTGGATTACTGGTTCTGCTGGTGGAGCACGTACTAGCGACCTCGACGCTATGGAAGTCAACTTCCTGTCTGAGCGAGCTGTATGTACGCTCGGCGCGAACAACTTCTTCTTGTTCCGTGACTAATCTCTGAAAGGGAGGGGGCAGCAAAACCCCCTCCCCTTTTTTCTTATAAATTCTTAATTCAATAAAATGAAAAAACAAGCTCAACTCGTAGACAAGGTCTACAAGCTTAACCGCGACGTGGCACCGCTAACTTTTGCGCTGTCTTCCCGCAACACCTCCCGTAAGCCACTTATGTATTTTGACGGACAAGTCAATCGCGCTTTACGGTATGCTCGCAATCAGAAAACTCCATTCGAGGACGAGCAAGACGGAAACTTTATTTTAGAACCAATCGTCTTTGAAGACGGGTTCCTTTCGGTACCAAAAGAAAACCAGGTACTACAGCATTTTTTGAGTCTGCACCCTGACTCAGGCTCTACCTTTTCTGAAGTCAATAAAGAGAAGGACGCTCAGGAAGAGCTAGACCATATGGTTGTCGAGGCTGACGCCTTGGTAGCTGCGCGTAAGATGAGTGTGACAGAGATGGAGATGATTGCTCGGGTGCTCCTAGAGATTGACCCTAGTAAACTCTCTTCTGCTGAGCTCAAACGCGATATCTTAATCCTAGCTAAGCGATACCCTTCTGACTTCTTAGAAGCGCTAGAAGACCCCTCTTTGGACCTGTACGGCAAGGTGTCATTAATCCTTGAAAAAGGGCTTTTGGGTATGCGTAATAACGGACGCGATATCCACTTCAACTTGAAGACCAATAAGAAACGTATGATGACGGTTCCTTTTGGTGAAGACCCGAAGTCTGCTATCGCGGCTTACTTGCAGAGCGATGATGGTATCGAGGTATTGAAGATGCTTGACAAGCAGCTAGAGTGATTTTTTAAAAGACCTATCTTTGGTCTTTATTCATCCATAAACATTTTTTCAAATGGAAAAGTATCTAAGTATCCCTGTAACAAGCAAGGGAAATCAACTAGTCAGCTGTAATGGCATTTTGAGTATTTATAGCGCAACTGCAACAGCAACTACTGTCGTTATTACGTACAAATCAGGAACTACAGCAACTATTACATCTGCTGCTCAGGTTAATTATGATATGCGCAATCAGATTCAAAATGAAGTGGCCCTGGCTTTAGCCACTGGTTGGACCAACGTATCTCGTGAAGTATCTCCTGTTAAGGTGGTTTCTGGAATCGTAGTAGCTTAATGATTATGGAAAAGTTTTTAATCCTTCCAAATCTCCCCGTTGTTTCGGGGACAGCTAGCGCTCCAGTCCCGCTCTCGAACGGCACTACAGATGGCGCTGCAGATGGGTTTTTAGTTGATACAGCTGCAACATTTGTTACTGATGGAGTGGTTGCGGGCGATGTCGTCGTTAATATTACTTCAGGTGGTGTTACTACGGTTCTCACTACACCTACTGTGGATGGCGATAATCTAGCGATTACTAACGCAGAGGTGGACTTCTTTGAGTCAGGCGATAAGTATCGAATTATGCTTGCTGCTGACGCAAATAAACTTGTTGATACAGGAACTAGTTTTACAACTGATGTTTCGGTTGGCGATGTGGTGTTAAACGGAAATAAACAAGAGGCTACTGTAGTTACTGTTGACTCTGATACTCAGCTTACACTCAGCGCTCCTATTATTAGTACGGCTCCCGCAGTTCCTGATGCTGACGGCTACTATATTTATAGCGAAGGCGACAATGACGGAGATGTTTTGTTGCCTATTACAGGTATTGCAGATGTAGAGTACCTTGGCGTTGGGGCAGAAAGCATTACTTATATTGACCAGACTGGCGCTGGCGCTTTAAACTCTAAGACAATAGCCCATACAGATGATGGTTCTCTTTATGATTTTCATAACGCTTTAACTAGCGCTATTGTAAACGCGTATGAGCGTCAATGGAAAGACGTATCTATCCCATTGGTTCTGCCTTCTGGAATGCGTATTTTAGCAGTTGTATAGCGTAATTAAATCACGTTTGGTTTTTAGTAAAGGGGTCACAAATAGTGGCCCCTTTTTTTGATTTATCTTTGTCAAAAGCGTCCCTATGATAAATTCGGTAAGGAATACAGTATTATCTATACTGAACAAGAATAATTTCGGGTATCTCTCTCCAGCAGATTTTAATCTATATGCCAAGCAGGCACAGCTCGAGATATTTGACCAGTACTTCTACGACTATAACTACCAGATTAACAAGGAGAATATCCGCCAGTCAGGAACGGGTTATGCCGATATAGCAAGAAGCCTGGAAGAGGTCATCGATACGTTCTCTACGGTAGCTAATTTTACTACCAATACGTTTGCTCTTCCAGCGGATTACTTTCTTCTCAATAAGCTACTCCCTACAGGAAGCAACTACGAGATGGAACAGGTGTCGAACTCAAAGATTAATCTTCTTCTTTCTTCATACCTTACCGCTCCTTCGCTAAGTTTTCCTGCATATGTGCAGAATGGAAATAACGCTACGGCATATCCCGCCACCATCACTTCTGGAACGATTCAATATATCCGTTACCCACTAGAGCCCAACTGGACGTATTCAACCCTGACGGCAGGTGAGCCTGTATTTGACCAAGGTCAAGCTGACTACCAAGATTTTGAGTTGCCTGCTGATGACGAGCCTCGATTGGTCAATAAGATTTTACAGTACTCAGGGGTATCGATACGTGAGATGGATGTTGTGAATTATTCACTGGGACAAGAACAGCTAGACGACCAAGCAAGCAAGTAATATGGCATACCTAACTCAATACCAATACTACGAGAACGCTGGAGCTTCGCCTGAAGACGCGAACTGGGGTTCATATCAATACGTGAGTTTGCGCGATATCGTCAGCAACTACCAGCTTATGTACAGCGGTAATAGCGAGCTAGTTAACGAGAAGTCTCGGTACAAGATTTTGTTTCACGCTAAGCGTGCGATACAGGAGCTCAACTACGATGCGTTCAAAGAGATTAAGGTATTACAGCTCAACGTATCGGATGACTTGCGGTTTATCCTTCCTAGTGACTATGTCAACTGGGTTCGGTTATCTATGTTTAAGAACGGAGTAGTATTCCCCTTGACTGAGAATATTCAAGTTACTAGCGCACAGGCTTACCTACAAGACTCCAACAACCGAATTTTATTTGACGAGACAGGGGCTGCACTAAAGCCAGAGTTTTCGCCTATTGATGAGGCTAGGCTGAATAAGACCTTGAAGTCTATGTACCTCAACGAGAATAGTCCATATAACGGCTACGAGGGGTGGTGTATCGATGGGATGTGGTATTTTGATTTCCCTGTTGGTGGCGCGGCATTTGGCCTTAATACAGAGACGGCTAACGCCAATCCTACGTTTCGTATTGACCCGAAGTCTGGAGTCATTAACTTTAGTTCGGTGATGTCGGGTGAGAGCTGCATATTGGAATATGTGAGCGATGGTATGGAGGGCGGTGATGACTCACTAATTACGGTAAACAAACTTTTCGAAGACTACGTTTATGCGTATATCTCCTACGCATTACTGAACTCACATATGGGTACACAGGAGTACGTAGTAAATCGGTCAAAGAAAAATAAATCTGCTTTACTTAGAAACGCAAAGATTCGTATTAGCAATATCCATCCTGGGCGCCTTTTGATGAACTTGCGCGGACAAAATAAGTGGATTAAATAATGGGTAACGTAAAGAGACACTTTATCAAGGGGCGTATGAACAAGAGCGTCGACGAGCGTCTTGTTCCAAACGGAGAGTATATCAACGCATTGAATGTGCGTCTCGGCTCTACAGAGGGGTCTGAAGTGGGTTCTGTAGAAAACTCCAAGGGCAATACTCAGCTCACTACCTTACAGTACAAAGGCGTTGATTTAAGCGACTCGGCTCAGTGCATCGGTTCATTTGAGGACGGTGTTAATGAGACCATTTACTGGTTTATCCACGACGGTGCTAACGCCACTTCTTCTACAGGGGTAGTAGATATGATTGTCTCGTACAACACCAATAGCGACCTTCTTGTATACCACATAGTCAGCACCAGTATACTTAGCTTCAACCCTACGTTTCTCATCACTGGCGTTAACAAGGTTGAGGACCTATTGTTCTTTACGGACGACACCAACCCTCCACGTAAGATTAATGTCACGAGAAGCTATCTCGAGCCAACGGCAGGTCACGTCGACCAGATTACGGAGGACGATATTTCGGTCATTAAGAAGCCGCCAAGGAAAGCTCCTACGCTTCAACTTATAGATGTACCTGGTGAAGAGAATTATCTGGAAACTAATTTCATTTCGTTTTCGTACCGATACAAGTACATAGACAACGAGTATAGTGCGCTTTCGCAGTTTACCGATGTGGCCTTTGAGAGCAGTCCGTTTAGTTTAGACCCTGACACTAACTTTAACGACGGGATGCTTAACCGCTATAACACAGCGGTAGTGGGCGTTAATACTGGCGGGGCAGACGTAATTGGCATTGACATATGCTTTAAGCTGGGTAACGACTCCGACGTGCGGGTAATGCAGAAGTATATTAAGGAAGAGTCTGGATGGCCTGATGGTGTGGTGCAAACCGTCAACTTCACTAACCAGCAGATATATACGCTGCTGCCTTCATCCGAGATATTGCGACTATACGACAACGTACCTCTCGTTGCTCAGGCTCAGACCGTTATGGGGAACCGCTTGATGTATGGTAACTACGAGGATGGCTATGACTTGACTACCGCTACAGGGGGGCGTATTGACACCAACTATACGGTGGAGCGAATTTCTCAAAATCTTACTACAACTTTAAGTTTAGGTTCGCAAAACAACGGAGTTGATTACACGATAGATACAGCGTCTACCGTTACAGTCACTAACTCAGATGCTTTTATAGATTTTTCTGATATTGGTCAAGAGCTAAAAGAAGGGGGTGTATTTGGATTTGGATTTACCGTTTCGCATCAGGGTTTTTCTGGTTCAGGACAAGCTAGTACCCCTATAACGGTTAACCACCCTACATTTACGATATCGTTCGTTTTTAATCTACCTCAAGATTACAATAGCATATATGAAATGGTTAATAGCCCCGAGTTTCAAGCTCAGTTGGGTTCTAATCTATCAGCTAGCTTTCAACCTGTAGCGAACTGTTCTAGCGGAAGCACCTTTACCGATGTGTACAACTGCTCTATCACAGCCCCTTCAGGCTATACGTTAGTCACTACAGGTATTACAGACGGGTCTCAGGGGGTTTTCCTATCTAGCGAACAAGCTAATGTGGATGAGTTTTCTGTACAGATACTGGCCGCTCAGTACAACAATACCGCAACATCTAATAATCAGTACTTTGAGTATTTTTCTGTTAGTAACGTAACGTTCTCGTATCAGACCGAGCCCAGTAATAAAAGCCTTCATAGCAATCGAGACTATGAGGTTGGTATTGTCTATATGGACAAATATAAAAGGGCTACTACAACCCTTACCTCTTCTCAAAATACCGTTTTTGTTCCGCCTGTTAATAGCTCAACTATAAACAGGATTCGTACTACAATACCTATTAATATGACAGCTCCTAGCTGGGCTGACACGTATAAATTTGTACTAAAACAATCTAGAGGAGCCTACGACACGATATACTCTACGACGTATTATTACGACGCTAGCACCACGTCTTATTGGTTTCGACTGGTAGGACAAGACCAAGCGCTGGTAGAGTCGGGTACTGAGCTTATTGTAAAAACAGACGCTAATGGTACTGTGGCTGACGAGGTTAAAGTAACCGTACTGGACAAGGTGTCTCAACCCACAAACTTTCTCCATCTACTTCAGGACTCCTCAGATATACTAGAGGTCCCTGGTTTGTATATGCGTTTACGCGCTCAAGATTTTAGCATTGACACTAGCGTCAATAACTTATGTTACCCCACAGTAGTATCAAAAGCTCCACTTTCTTTTGCGGGAAGTGTAAACGTAAACTCCACAACAACAGAAAATTATATCTTTGGACAAGCGATAGTTAACTATCCTTGCTTTACTACGTCGGGGGGTGCTTATACTAGGATTCCTATAGCTCAGGGGTCTGTTGTAAGAATAAAAATAAAGTTTAGGAAAGATGACCTTGGTTTATGCGGCTTAAGCAACGGAGCTCAGTTTTGTAGGGTAACAAAAACCTTTACTGCTAGCCAGACATATACTGATATTAAAGCTTTCTGGGATGGAGAGGGGCTAGGGGCTATTATTCCTAACTCTATGAATTGTGAGGTGGAGTGCCAGAGTAGTGATGGTCAAAACCAAAATAATTATCTATCTAATCTCTACTCTACTACTGCTGGGTCTGATTCCCTAATGGTGTCCACTGCCTTGGGTGTAAATCAAATGTTTTTTTATGAGATTTCTGATGACCCATCACCAGATGCTAATAAAAGACTTTACTTACGCTGCGTAAATGGAACTCGTACGGATGCTAATTCGTTCAATACAGCTAACTCCACTGTTAAAGTAGAGATATGCGTTCAAGAGCCAGGGAGTCTTGTGGTTTTTGAAACGGTACCTAATGAAATTGCTGACGGTGTCTTTTTTGAGGGGAGTGAGAACTATGATATCGTAGGTGGATACCATCAAGGCAACATCGTAAATCAAGACGCCACGACGGAGGGTGTAGTAGAGCTTGACTTCTTCAACTGCTATGCTTTTGGAAATGGTGTTGAAAGCTATAAGATTGAGGACTCGTCTATCGGACAGTCATTTGCTTTAGGCGAGCGAACCATACTGGTATCTGCTCAGGACTTCAAGCGGGCAGACCGCTTTTCTGACATCACGTACAGCGGCGTTTATAATGACGAGAGCAACGTAAATAAACTCAACGAGTTTAACCTTGGTCTGCTTAACTTCAAGACTTTAGAAGATGTCTATGGCCCTGTTCAAAAGATGGTGGCTCGCGAGACGGACATATTGGTCTTGCAGGAAGACCGTATTTCTTACGTGCTCACCAATAAAGATGCAATTACCGATGCTGAGGGCGGCAATATCTTGACGGCAGCTCCTTTGATTTTAGGACAGCAGGTAGCTCGAGTAGAGGAGTATGGTATCTCAGCTAACCCTGAAAGCTACGCTGAGTTCGGTATGGATAAATACTTTACTGACGCTAAGCGAGGTTCTGTCATTCAGTTGCGCGGCTCTAGCTTCAGTAACGAGCAGCTCTCTGTGGTTTCTCAAGCGGGTATGCGCAGTTACTTCAGGGATTTATTCAACGCTAAGTTCAACACCCAGAAGCTCGGTGGTTATGACCCATATATGGATGAGTATGTGGTATCATCAAATGAGAACAAGCTTCCCGTTGAAACGGCTTGTGTGAATTGCGATATTAGCCAGACCATTAACTTGGCGGCGGCGGGAGACACCTCTGAGTTTTGCGTCAATTTGGGTGGGGTAGTGGGAGATGTAGTTATTGGATGGAACACACCAGCACTGGGGCCTGGGGCAGGAGCCACTACATTTAGTATAAACGCTAACTATAACGGAACCGATTACCCTAGTGGAAATATAACTACCGCAGGCACCTTAACCATTTCCAAAGACTCTGTCAATCCTAACACAGTGGCTATTGTTGTGACGGCTAACGGTGGTTCGGTAAGCAACTTAAACTTCACTGTAAACTGCCCTGTAGGCAATGAACTTAAAATTATACAGGTAGCCCTGAATTTAAACTGGCAGCAAGCTAAGACCATACATAATGAGTTCCGATTTGTGGATGGCACAACTGAAAGCAATACCTATAACCAAGGCGTTATATTCGGAACGGGAACTGAGCCTGTAGTGTCTCAATACCAAGAGCTTACAGGGCTGCAAGGCACTACGGTATTCCCGCCCAACGGGTCTACAGTATATGTTCAGGTAAGGAAGCAATCGGGCGATACGTTTAATTACGACCCAACCGCTTCTTCGTCTAATAAGTTGCAATACTTGCGTAGCAACACGCTCTATGAAAATAACCCTACTGACATAGCCGCCTTGCTGTCTGCTTCATCATCAAATGTATTGTCTGTAACTCCTAACACTTTAGGCTCACTCCTATACACAGGCGACTTTACGATGCCTAATAATTCCAATGATTACCTGTATCTTATTTATGACTACAGGTTAGCTCAATCCGCAGAGCTGTGCTCAGGGGCTACTAGCGCGGGAGCTTGTTGTAGCTGCGGTGCTTTGACCACCTTTTATTTAGACTCTAGTAACCTAAGTTCAGCAACATCGGTATATGCTGATGAAGGATTAACGACGCTTGCACCTAACCAGTTTTATTCTCAGCTAGTAAATGGAAATAATATAGTTCGTCAGCAGTCGGCAGGTGTCCTTTTACCAGCTACATCGTGCGCTTCGTGCGACAGGAAATGTACTGACCCTGACCCTGTTCCTGCGCCTACTACTCCTGCTTTATCGCCGCGTCAGGTATATGATATCACATATGATTTGGCTTCTGGAGTTGGTGTAGTGCCTATTCGTTTTACGCCTGGGGGCGGTACGGGAATTTTTGCTACTTATAACAATGCAGTTACGAGTGATTCTAGCGCTACTAATCTCCTCAACACTCAAAACCCTGCTCACTCTTATTTTGAGGGGCCTTATTACGGTGATGACTCGGTATGTAATCCTCCTACAGGTATTAATATACTCCCTCTATACAACTGGGATGAAATAAACGAGGACTTTGATAATAGCAGCAGCACGGTGCCTATTAACATACAAGCCAGTGCCCTTACGAGCTTGACTACAGGGGCTGCTGGCAGCTATGTGCTTTATGTGTCTAAGACGAGCGCTACACCTTCAACTATGGACTTGAGGATTGTAAGCGCTTGTTCAACGGGCGTTCCTAACTGGTCGGTAGATGTGGATTGCCCTCGTATATTGACTGGTTTTGCTTCAAGCGCTAAAGCTAGTACTGAGGTAGACATATGCAATTCTATTATTAACTCTACGCTTTATAACTTACCCGTGACAAACCCTAATGCATTTGGTATTCCTGCCGTTCGCGACTGGGTGTTTAAAGACAACCTCGGTGAGGATGTAGCTGACGACGGTTATTATAAGTTAAGTGGTGGCTCAATAGGATGTACCTATATCAGAGTTGTAAATGGGGTTATCGCATCAAAAACAAACTAATGGCTGAGACGTTAACATATTCACAGGACGTAAAGGGATGGCCTTCGTTCTACTCATATATACCTGAGTGGATGGCTGGTATGAACAACTACTTCTACTCTTTCAAGGGAGGTAATCTGTACAGGCATAACACCAATGAGGTGCGCAACCAGTACTACGGGGTAAATTACTCATCGCAGATGACCAGTATCTTCAATGACAACCCGACGGACAACAGCCTTTGGAAGACGATGGAGCTGGAGTCGGACCAGGCTTGGGAGATAGAGCTGGAGACAGACATCCAAAACGGGTATATTGATGAGGCGTGGTTTGAAAAGAAGGAGGCTGTGTTCTTTGCGTTTGTCCGAAACCCTGATGGTGAGAACGGCGAGCCCGCCTTGACGATTGACCCTTCGCAGTATGTCCTACGCTCGGTTAACGGCATTGGCTCTAATACCACTGTAGCGGCTGGAGTCATCACCTTTGGTTTCCCTATAAGCAGCATCTTATCTATTGGAGATATCCTGTACACTATAAACCCCACTACCCCAGGCGTCCCTTTGTTAGTTGGTCCTGTCACTGCTTTCTCAGCGGATAGAACCGAGGTCAGCTTTACGTTGTCGGCAGGTGGAATAAACCCGCAGGACACGTGGTATATGATGGGCGTAAAGAACGCACAGGCAGAATCCCACGGGGTACTCGGACACTATTGCAAGTTTATCGCGACCAACTCATCGACTACTGCTACGGAACTTTTCGTAGTAGAAAGCCAGATGATGAAATCGTATCCTTGATTCTAATTATCTTTGACTAAACATAAATCTTATGGCATTTGTAACAGCAGCACTACAGTTAGCTTCGGCGGGCGTAAGTACGTACCAAGCCATTGAGGCTAACCGTCGCATTAAAGACGCTCAGAAAGCAGCTCAGAGAGCGACGCGCGAGGCAAAGCGCCTCACTGAGATTAACCCTATGCAGGAGCTTTCTGTCCCTACAGAAGCCTATATGCAGGCACGAGAGAGCCAGCAGCGATTGATGGCTCAGCAAGTACAGGCAGCACAGGAGGCTGACCCGAGGGGTGCGGCACGTAGCGCGGGACTCGCTGTCGGTGGTAGCCTCGCTTTAGAAGACGAGTTACGGTCGGCTCAGGAAATGATGCAATACAGAAGGGATATAGCTGTAAAAGGCCAGGACGTAGCTAATATAGATGCTCGGCGAGGCATCGCGGAGGCGGAGGCTGCTGGAGCTCAGCAAGCTGCTGCTGACTCACAGGCGGCTCGAGCTGCCGCTATCACCTCGGGAGCTGAGATGCTGGCTGGTGTGGGCGCTACGATTGATGCTGGACAGGCTTTGTATAAACAAGGTCGTGGCTCTAAGATGATTGGCAAGGAGCTAGGTGGTGACCAACGAAGTAAGTTCTTAGGACAAGCCACTCCTGTATTACAGCAACAGATGGTTGGGATGTCAGCTGGTCAACGTGAACAGTTCGCTCGACAATATGGCCTTGACTTAGATACTATGCAAAAATCTTTAGGAGACGATGGCAACTTCGGTGATTACTTCGGCTCACTTGGTGGTCTAACTCAGCAAGAACTTTTGAATCAGGCATTGACGAACGCCCAGATTAAAGCCGCTAGGAAATGAGCTACTATAAGTACGTAAAGAGAGACGAGAAGAGCAGGGTAGACTGGGGTGCTATTACTAGCAACCTTGTTGATACGCTAAAAGAGCAGGAGGCGGACCGCGAGAAACAACGTGAGGCCATTGACGCTTCGTCTCGGGCTACAGGAGATATCTTGTCCGATGCTCCGCAGGGGGAAAATAAAGCTGCCAACGAGTGGATTCTAAACGCTTCGTCTGACGCCTCTCAGTACTTAATGTCTCAGAACCGACTGCTAAAGTCTGGTCTCCTTGACCCTCGTGAGTTTACTGTCAACCGACAAAACGTAGAGGATAGCTTCAAGGCTTTGCAGGATGTATCTAAAAATGCTCAACAGTATTACAAGGAGACAATGGACCGCATTGAGAACAATGAGTCTATCGTCGGTATGGAGGGGGCAATACAGGAGCAGCTCAATAAGTTTCAGAACTGGTCTAAGACACAGGCGTTTGTGAATCCTACCAACGGAAAGATTAGCATAGGTATGCTTGATAAAGATGGTGGTCTCTCTAAAAACGCTTCCGAGTTTAGCAGCATTGAAGGCATTACCAATCGTATGCGCTCTCGTTATGACAGGTATGATTACTCACCAGACTTGCAAAGCTGGATAGACGGAGTCGGTAAAGACGTAAGGGTAGTTCGTAAAAAAGGTGTACTAACCCTTTCTGACGCTAGTCAAGACGCTGGATTCCAAACAGCGCTTGATGAGCAAGTGGGAGCTCTTGTTGATAGCAATCCCATTCGCGTTGTAAGTATACTAGAGGAGCTTGGACTTATCGATGGCTATGACATTGACGGGGAAAATACCACGCAGAAAGGCGATAAGTTCAATGTAGCTATGAAGAATGAGAACGACGGCATTGTTATGCCAGAGGTTACTGATGATATGAAAGCCAAGGCTCGTGAGTTCTTAAGTGGGCAGATGCTTAATATGCTTGACAAGGAGCAGACGGCTATGCCAGAGGACAGGGCTGCACAAGCCTTTAACAGGGTGCGAAATGCGGGCGCTAAAGATGACGCTGCTGTATTGGATGCGGTAGGGCTTTTGTACTCGGGTAGTAAAAATGATATTGACTCTGCCGTTAAGTCACTTGCTGGTTTGAACCCTAATATTCAAAGTATACAGCGAACCAATAGAGGAGTTACGGTTATTTACAAAAATGGCGACGCGTCAGACCTGCCGTTCTATAAAACAGATGGCGACGGAAACGTTATAGCAGGTCCTGAGTTTTTGATAGACGGTAGAAACTGGACTACTGGCGCCGCTGGTTTGATTACTGGGATTACAGAGAAGAATTACAATAAGATAGCTGAGGAATCTAGCTGGAATCCTATGTACGATGAATTTACCGTAGCTAAAGTTTTCGAGCCTTATGATGAATCGGAAGCAACGTTTGGGTTCTCCTATGGAACTACTGCTAAGGACCCGCTGAAAGCTGTTCAAGATATAAAGGCTGGCGTTACTGCTGAGCTCTTTGCGTCTGATGACGAAGATACCGTAGCCAACAGTGTCAGTGAAGTGGTCAGCAAGTTAGGGTTTAATGTAGAGGGTGTTGGTCTTATTCGGGATGTGATAAAGGTTACAAACCCCGTTACAGGGGAATCGGTAGAGATTAAAACTTCGGATAGCGAAGCCGCTAAAAACAACTTATTGTCATTCATAAATAGCCAGGTAGCGACAGCAGAGGATATAATGAGAGTAAATTTGCAGTCAGGAGGAGCGGGAACTGTAAACTACGGCAACCTATAATTAACTAAGAGATGAACGAACAGGTAATTGACGACTTATATGCGCGAGCCTTACAGAGTGGTTACAAGAAAGGACGTGCTGATTTCGTTCAATTGATACAATCAAATGAAGATGTATTCAATGATATGTATCAGTATGTTCAGTCTAAGGGATATGCTAAAGACGCTCAAAGTTTCTCCTCACTTGTAGGAAAGCGAACCGCCCCCGCTGTAAAAAAAAAAGTTACGGCATCCGTATCGGAGCCTGGTTCTTTGGTCTCACCAGAGCCTGAAGTACCTGTTGCAGAGACTGTCGTTGAGGAAGAGGTTCAGGACTTAACGGTTGCTGAGCCTGACTTCTTCGAGGAGCGTATGGCGATGGTGTCTCCTCAGCTTATCGACCGAGGTGATGAGGACGAAGTAGCTCAAGAGCTTACCGATGTATTCAAGCCATACGGATTTGAGGTAGAGCCTACAAGCATAGGCGATGCGCTAAAGGTAACCGCAGCTAACGGAGAAACCATAGAGGTAGACCTTGACCCTATGGAGCTTCCGTCTTTCCTAAGCGTAGGGCGCTTTGGTTTTACTGGCGATATGGACACTGAAACGGAGAAGTCAGAAGCGAAAAAGCTACAAGACTTTTTGAGAAAAAATCGACAGGAAGGGTTGGATGCTCCTCGTAGGCTTGTAACCCAAGAGCAAATCGACAATAACGTAAAGAAAATTAATGACGCCGAAGAGGTAATCAATAAACAGTTCTTGTCTTACGTAGAGCGAAAAAGTATTTTTGACGCCGAGTTTGCTGAAGCTTTCCCTGTGAATGACGTGCAGGCAGTAGCAGATGACCCAGAGGGGTACAATGATTTTGTACAAAGAGGCAGGGACTTAGATATTGAAGCTCAGGGATTACGTCAGAACGATGAGCTTCTTAAGGAACAAGGTAGGGAGCTTGATAAGGCGGCTGGAGAGTACACGTCTATGCTTGCTAATAGAGGTGATTGGGGTGGAGGCTTGTGGAACAAAATGCTAACGGGTATCGGAAGGATTTCTGAAGAGGCGTACAACGTAGCAATGGATAAGGTTACGGGGGCAATCCCTTTGATGACCACCGACCCTGCTTACTACCAGTCTCGTTTTACCGAGGAGGCTGAACGAAGAGGTATAACCCCTCCTTACGGGACAGATGGAGCTAAAGCCACCAGAGCTGAGTTCCTGAGTTTTATGACCAGTATAGACTCCGATGTTCGCAATGAAATTGGAGACAAAGTTGTTGATGACTATAAAAAAGAACGGAAGTTTGGGGAGCCAGTCGATGTAGAAAAGGCTGTGAACCGATACTCTCAATACGCTGCTTCTGAAAATATGAAGCTGAAGGGTGGTGAACTTGAGGCCGTTCGTAATGGGCTCTTGAATGTACTAGGCGATTCAGAAACCACGCCTGAGTGGACTCAGCTAAAAGAGCAGGGTTTTTGGGGAGGTGCCTTTTTAGGTTTGGCGGAGTCCATACCAGCTATGGTTATTCCAGGGGGATGGGCGGCTCGTACGGCGGCTATGTATGGTCAGGTTGCGAGCCATCTAGGGCAGGAGATGGCTAGCATCCCTGAGTTTCAGGATGTGTCTGAGAAAGAAAAAGCTATGTTCAAGCTACCGCTTGGAATTGTAGTGGGTGCATTAGAAAGTATTGGTTTTAGAAACGTAGTTAATCAAAAGGGATTGCTTAATAGCATACTTATGCAGGCTCTTAAGAAATCCCCTAAGAATGTAACAGGTAAAGCTTTTAATGATATTGTAGACCGAGAGGTAAACAGTATGATAAGTAGGGGGCTGCTAAAAGTGGGAGCTGGTGGTCTTGCTGAGTTTGAGACTGGTCTCGCTCAAGAGATTGCCGATATAACAGGTAAAGAAATTTACAATGCTCTAAAAGAAAAGGAGATGTTTGATACTCCTGAGTCTTTTGGTGAAGGATTAGAGCAGGTTGTGATTGGCGGACTTCAGGAGGCGGTGGGCGGTTTAGTGTTAGGCGTTCCAAATGCAGTAGCCACTTCTTCCGTTAAGAAGGATTTTACTGATATGGACGACGCTACGTTTGAGCTTTTTCAAAACGTAAGCAAACAAACGGATAGCGGTCAGTTGAGCTATCGCCATATGTTTTATACGAACCTTAAGTCTAAAATTAACCAAGGTAAAATAAGTAAGAAGGAGGCTCAGCAACAAATGGATAACCTCGACGAGGTAATTGCCGTTAACCGAGATATCCCGTCCGACTTAACGATAGACCAGCAGAAGCGTTCTCTTGGTATCTTACTTAGGAAGAAAGACTTACAGGAACAAATTGAAGGGAAAGACCCTATCCTTGTGAAGCGTCAGCAAGAAGAGCTGAACAGCCTTAACAGGGAACTAGACCAGATACTATACGGAACACCAGAAACAGATGCCATTCAAGAGCCAAGCCCAGAGACGGTGGATGCACCAGAACCTACCCGAGGTAGCGAAGCGGTGGGAGAAGGAGTACCCGACATCGGAGAACCTACCGCAGAGGTTGAAGCCGAAGACCAAGTTGCAGAAGCGGCGCCGACAGCGGAGGTCGCGGTAGAAGAAACTGTGTCGGAACCGACACAAGAGGTGACGGAGGAGGAGCAGGTTGACATCGACGATTTCTTCAGTGATAAAGAGATAGACGGTGTAGACAAGGTAGATGACAACTTAGTGGTGAACCGCAAGCAGCTCAGCGAAGACAAGGCGGAGACAGCTCAGGACGAGAGAAAGATAAGCCGCGTCAAGCAGATAGCTAAGAAGGCGGCGGTATCGCTGAAGAAGCAGTTCCCTGATGTAAGGATTGTACTTCACGAAACAGAAGGGCAGTATAAGCGCTTTGCTGGCAAGCGAGCTCGAGGGGCTTACGTAAAGGACGACAAGACTAAGACTATTCATATCAACCTCAGCATAGCGGACCTCTCAACTGTCCCTCACGAGGTGTTCCACGCATTGCTTTTGGAGGCTGCTGCAACCGACCCGCAGGCGTTGGTGATAGCGCGTAATATGCTAGAGTCGGTTCGGAAAGTTGTCGACCCGAACTCCGAGATGTCTAAGGCTATCGAGAAGTTCGTCGCTAAGTATGAGGACGTACCTGTCATCCAAGACGAAGAGTACCTCGCCGAGCTGATGGGCATCCTTTCGTCGCAGTACCGTACGCTGGACAAGCCAAGTAAAAATACAATCAAGGAGTTCTTGCGTAAGCTAGCCAAGCTAGTGGGTATCGACACCAAGTTTGGTTTAGATGAGTTCTTCGGTCCTGAGTTCTTGGAGAGAGACGAGCAGGTCATCGACTTACTCAATACCATATCAGGCAAGGTATCCAAGGGGCAGTTTATTGAGGCGGCTGACGTGAAGACTATGGGTGATATCCTTGCTGAAGCCACTCCAGCTGAGCAAGCACAAGCACAGCGTGAAGTTAGAGACTTCAAACGTAAGGAGAGGGAGAGGAAAGCTACACCGCGTATGCAGGTGGTTACCGAGGAAGACGGTAAGCCTGTGACGTTCTATCACGGAACGGATAAGAAGTTTGACAAGTTCGAACCACAGAAGTCAACGCGTACGATTCTGATGTCTCAGTACGAAGTGAAGACGCCTGCTATATTCTTCACCCCTGACGAGGCGGAAGCTCGGGAGTATGGAGATAATATCATCCCCGTAAACCTACAGTTTGAAAAGCTAGTCGAGGACAATATCGACGAGGCGGCTCAAATCATAACCGACTACTACGTAAAAGAAAAGGACGGAGTTATCGAAGTGCAGGATGGTGTCGTTGACCTTTCCGATTACTATGACGAAGCTACCGATTCTTACAATAACAACTGGGTCAAAGACGTACTTGACGAAGCAGAGGGTATCGACTGGATGCTCCTCGATGAAGAGGCTTTGGTAGAAAAGTTCAAGGAAGCTGGCTTCGATGGAACTAAGGTGTACGAAGGAGATAAAGCTTTCTCTGTAGCCACATTCTATCCTGAGAATATCGTAAGGCTAGACCAAGGTGTGGCGCCACGCCAGCAGATAGCTGACATACCTCAGTCTGCTAAAAATGTCCTTTACGGAGACAGCGATGTTCTACCAAAACCGTCTAAGAAAAAGTCAAATTCACAGGTAGCGCAGGACCTAGCTGAGGTAGCGGCTGAGTATTATGGCGGTGAGATAATTACAAGTAAAACGATTACTCCAGAGCAAGAAGAAACCATTACTGAGGTAGGTACAGAGGAGGCTATAGCTGCTTTTGAGGATAGTGGAAAGAGCGCAGCCGACTGGTACTCTACAGCGATTGAAAAGGCTATGGCTGTAGCGGCAGTTATTCACCCATCTCTAAGTTCGAAAGAAGAAGCAAGTAAGTATGAGGCTTTTGCCAAAGAAAAAGACCCTGTAGCGGCAGCGAACTTTGTTATGCGCGTCGCCTTGGCTATTACCTCGCAGAACTTAAACGTAGAGGCCAATGCGAAATATGCAAACGAGCAGTTTGATATATTTAAAAAGACAGGTCGATTTGATGCATCTAGAGAATACGGAACCAAAGCAAAGTCGATATCATCTAACTTAAGACTGGCTAACGTTCTCGTTGAAAAGATTGGCCTGAACGCAACAGAGGATTTTGTCCTTCAAGAGTTCAATGTGTCTGAGCTAGAGGTGGCGGCGTCAAAGGCTTTAGGCAAAAACATAAAAGTATCTGGCCTCCGTAACGATAGCGTAAACGGAGCGGCTTTATTCGGTCCTAAGATTGGTCAAGGCTTCCTACAGAATCTGATGGGTAAGTTTGACCCCGTAACGATAGACCTGTGGTTGCGGCGCACTTGGGGGCGATGGACAGGAGATGTAGTGGGAGTGGGAGTAAAGGAAGAACGTATGGCTCGCTTGTTAAATGGATTAAAAGAAGCCAAGAAAGACACGGGAGTAGAGGTGCCTGACGTTATGAAAAAACATCGAGTCGTAAGAAAGGTGCGGCCCTCAACGGGCGCCTCTTACGATACGATGTCTGATAAGTTTATTTCTGAGCTCGAGGAGGATGCAGACTTCAGAGATAAGATAGCTGCTTTTGCTAAAACGCTATCAACTAAAGGAGACCTTATGTACAAGCTCATCAAGAACGAGCCTATGTCGGACGGTCTTTACAAAGCCTTTATATCTGGTGAGAAGACGTATGGTCAAACAGCGAATCAGTTACAGCGTATTAAGGATAAGCTTTCGGCTAAGTACAAGGACTATGTCTCTAAAGAAAAAGCTAAAGGAAGAACTCCTCTTAAAAAATCAGAGTGGGTAAAAGGTCAGAACCAAAAAGACGGTCGTGTAAACTCTCCCAATAACGAAGCTATATCAGCTCGTAAACCAGAGTGGGTTAAAGCGGCGACTTCCATAACGAATGACCTCAAGCCAATTGACATACCTACCAATCAAGACAGGAAGGTAATTACTCGTATTGTAAACGATATAAAAAAGCGTATGACCGAGCAAGGGTACCCCGTTACCAACGCTGACGTTCAGGCTTTGCTCTGGTATCCCGAGAAGGATATCTGGGCTAAACTAAGGGGAGAAAAAGAGTCTAACTTAAAACAATCTTATGATGACCAATTCATTAAAATCGCAGAGCAAAAAGGGCTCGGAAAAGAAGCCAAGTCAGCCGCAGAAAATGTTGAGCGTAAACGAGCCGCACAACCTAGCGGAGTTGATGAGCGAAAAACAGATGTCGGAGTTTCTCGACTTACTGATAAAGAAGGCGTAGCCCCTCGCCAGCAGGTAGCAGATATTGACAAGAAGATATCGAACCTCAAGGCAAGGCAAACAAAAGCAAGCGAAGCCGAATACAAAAGGGATAAAGCAGGGAAGCCTTCGTATTCAAAGGCATTCTTTGCGGAAGACAATAAGTTCAGAAAAGAGGTTGAGCGCCTTGAATTATTGAAGCTAGGGCTTGCTCCTGCTTACGAGCAGCGAGTAAAGATATCCGAAGAGTTAGATGAGTTAAATAAACCTTTCGAAAGAGAGGTTGGTAATAAATATTACCCTCGTTTGGGTACGGTCTCTAAAGGAGAGATAACGGGTGAAGACTCTGATTTAGGTGGTATATACGAGGCCGAGGTGGACGGGTATCTATTTAGAGGGGTCTCTGTTGAGGATTACAACAGAATTAAAAAAGAAGGATTTATAGACACCGATTTAAGGGGAGCGATATCCGATAAAGAGGGTATAAATTTAACGCCTTATTCAGCTACAGCATTTAACTACCTCCCTGAAGGAGTTGAGGGTGTTGTTATGGCGATGAAGGTTTCTGATAAATCAGGACTGTTTATGATTGGGGCTGACGATTACGTCAGGTCATCCAAGCCAATTCCTTTCACTGATGTAGAATTTGTTACAACGCCTGTTATAGAAGGTCGGTACCTTTCCGTGAAGGACGGCAAGTCTACACCTATTGCCATTAAAAAAGTTAGTCATCCCTCAAAGAAGACGGAGCCAGACGTAGCCCCTCGTCAGCAGGTTATCGAGGACGTGACGGCAAAGGAGCTTGACACTCCGTTAGACAGGCAGCAAAGGGTGTTTAGGTCTGGAGACTTAGAAAATAAAGCTGAGCCTCGGTGGAAGTTTAGGTCTAGTCGAGAGACTGGTCATTTTGGAACAGGGTTTTACTTTTTTGGAACTAAAGAGCAAGCAGACAAGTACGACGCTAGGGATGTATCTGAGCTTGATATCGATAAATACAACTTAGCAAAGGCGACTAAAGAACTTCACCAAGCACTAAGAGTAATCAACGACCGTTACAATGAGTATTATACAACTGAAGCTGTTGATGAACTAAAAAAGGAACCTTTAAGACAAGCGGTGCCTACTTTTTTTATTGAAGAGGTAGCTGAAGCAGCGGGGATGGATGTCATCAGTGAAGCTGAGGCAGAGGCCGCAGCAACAGAGGTGACAAAGGCTTTGACGAAGGATGGCAACCCTGCGTTTGGGGACTCTGTCTCTACTCTAGTGATGAAGGCCCTAGGATTTGACGGTGTAAATGCTGTAGGGACTAGTTTGGACAACTCAAAATACGGCACAGTAATCTATGACCTTAAAGAAGACGTAGCCCCTCGCCAGCAGGTATTATACCACGTTACGGTTCGAGACAACAAGGGAAACATTCAGAAGAAAGGTCTTGAGAAAGACAGGCCACCAACCTTCGCCAAGGGGGTTATGGGTACCGCAGTATTTGATACAGCGGGTAAGAGCTTTGCATTCTCGAACTTAGAGGACGCTACTAAGTGGGGCATCAAAACTAAAATAGAAAAAGACAAAGAAGTTTCTATTGTAGCTGTCAATGCAGAGGGCAAAAACCTTCAAGAAGATAAGGCTGTAACAGAAGACCCGTTCAATCCGTTGCCATCAGCGGTATTCACTGAAGACGTTATATCGCCAAGCGACATACTAAGCATTGAAGATGTTGATTATAAGTTTGGTAAACCGTTTGACAAAAACGGTCAGCCGCTTACCGAAGAGAGCTTTGACATCAAGGAGGACATCGCCCCTCGCCAGCAGCTGAGTGATATCGCTACTCCGCTTCCGCGTCAGCAGAAGTCGGTACGTGAGGTGGTGCAGCAGGCGCGAGACAATAACTTCAAGGACGCAGCAACCAAAGACTTCCTCACGCGCAAGGGTGTACCAACAGCAGATATCGACAAGGCCATCAAGACCTTGGACGATGTGTATGCCCGAGTGATGAAGGAGATTGACGGCGTCATCACCAAGTCGCAGAAACGTGGTGTCGACTTCGACACACAATTGAAGAACGCGCTGGCTTACCTACAAGGCACTAAGCTCTACGAGGATACCACTGATATCCACAGGGAGAAGTTGATGCGTGAGGTACGCGCTAAATTCGATAAGAAAGAGAAGCGAGCGCCGTCAGCGAAGCGTATCCTTGGAAACATCAAGGACGTCAAGACGGTGACGCTAAAGGAGAAAGAGGCGCTCAAGATGCAGCTGAGGCTTGTCGCTAAGACCGCTAAGACCACCGCTAGAGCTTTGGTGGTGGCGGGTAATGAACTGACTAAGTCGCTGAAGGAGATGGTCAAGGGTGGTGTCATCACTGCCAATCAGATGAGCTCTGTCCTGCGTCGGTTTAGTCGAGTGGACTTGTTCAACCCCGCTAGCATCGATAGCTTCTTGGACTATATGGCTAAGATATTCGCCGATGCGGAGTACGGAGCGAAGATTGCTAGAATCAAGAAGCTACTTCCTCGAGCCAAGAAGAATATAAAGTCTAAGATTGGCGTTGCCGACGTGCTCGGTGACACCCTCACTAAGCTCTTCAATGTCAACCCTACGTTGATACCGAT